GGGTATTCGATTTTTGCTGTGCATCAGGCACTTACTATGTCCCAGGTTCAAAAGTTTTTCACTCGTTGCGACACCTTGCGTCGTGCTTTTGGTGGAGGATTCGTATGAGACAAGACATAAGCATCCTGGCATCCGCGAACCTGAGCCTGGGCGGGGTCTCCATTTTAATTTCCAAGGTCGTGCCGCACCTTTCAACCATTGCTGTACTGGTTCAAATTGCAGTAGGCCTAGTGTCCCTGTGGCACATGCTGAAACCTAGAAAAAACCAAGATGAAAAAAGTGTTCCTATTCACGTTATTGAGCCTAAGCCTGCTGACGGGGTGCAGTCTAATACCCAAAAAAGTTGAGCTGTTTCAAGATAAAGTACACCGTTTTCCGACACCGTCGGAAAAGCAGATAGAGTTGCAGCGAGAGGCCGCGCAGAAAGCCAACGATAAGGCGGCCGAAACTCTGCATCAGGCCATTAAAGAAAACGCTAGCCCGACGCTTTTGGTACCGGCCGCTGAGACCGAGAAGCTCACCCAGGTGGTGGCAGAATCGGTCGGGGCGCCCGGGAGAACGCCCGGCGAGACGGACGCCCTTGTGGCGGACTTGCGCGCGCAGCTGGCTAAGCTGGATAGGAAAGTAGAAGATTTTGCCAAAGCGAACGACACAAACGCCGGAAAAAAGATTGAGGAAACGGGGCTGGTTCAAGTTCCTTATTTTGCTTGGACTGGTGGCATCTTGGTTTTTCTTTTGGTTGGTTGGTACGTTCTTCGGACTGTGGCTGGGGCAGCCGCACTTGCCAACCCAGGAGCTGCCGTGGGTGTTGGTGCATTGAACGTCGCCGGTTCGGTGGTCAGCAAAGCTTTTCACCAAGTGGTACAAGGCGGACAGGAGTTTAAAGGGTGGGTGGAAAAAGAAATCAACGACCCCGTGCTGAAGCAGAAAGTGCTGGGCGCTTTCACATCCATACACAAGCAGGCCCAGGACGCCGATGTTAAGACCCTGGTCAAGCAAGTTATTCCGACGAAAGTAGCTAATGTCTAATCCAGTAATCAATCGAAGAGTGCTGGCAAACGCTTCGGGCCCTACTGTCGACCCGAATATGAATGCGTGGGCCGCGCGGGTGGTCGTCAACGGAGGGGCTTTTCCATCGAACGCAACTTTGCTGGCGTTGTCCGCTTTTCAACGCGGGCTGATTGCGGATGCTTTGGACACACAAATGCTCAGCTGGAACGCTATTGTTCCGGACAACCTGATTGCGTCCATAACTCCGCAACTCGTGGGCCCCGGATTTGACCCTTGGACAAATACCAGCTTTGTAGGCGGAGACTTGACGGTAAACGGGCTGACCGGCGACGCTTCCTCCAAATCCCTTCGTACGGGATTTATTCCTTCGACTGGGTACCCTTCTACGATTAGCTCCGGCGCAGTAGCGTATTGCTACACCGCTTCCGCAACTGGAACCACGATGGCATCTACGAATAATGTGGGCTACCTCGAGCTGATTGGAAAATTCAGCGATAACAACACCTATTCTAGGAATGGAACGATTAGCAATTTGGTGCAGGTGGCCAGCCCGGGAAACGGATTCTACAGCGCACAGCGAGTTGGTAACAATGACCACAGAATATATTTTGCGAATTCTGGCAACGCGCACGCTCAGATAGGCGCTACTGACGCCGCCGGTTCGGGTGGCTCAGCATCCCCGGTATATGTGGACGTGTTCCGATTTAACAATCTTGGGCTTGCGTCGTCCGACACTATAAGTTTCGTCGCCTTCACCACGGGCTTGAGCGCAGTGTCCAGCGCGAACCTTTTCAATAGAATACAGACCTTGCGACAGGCGCTTGGCGGAGGGTACCGATAATGAGCACACCAGAAACAAACTGCACCAGTTGCGGCGGAGAGCAAGGCAACCCGAATCCTTTGGACGCTTGCACGCGGTCGTTTCTGCAGTGCGACAATCCGTGTGCAATTACACAGCACAACACACCACAGTGTGAGTCTCTCCCGTCGCGCGTAGAGAATTTTACCAAGAACTTTTTCGGCGATGTAGTTCGAACGGAAATTAATGGGCAAGTGGTGTGGTCGCTGCCGTGCGGACTGGACGTGGGATTGCCAGCCAACCCCCGTGGAATGGATGAAGGGCTGGCGTGCTATTTTCTCCGCTTGTTCAACGACGGCATTGTCGGGCTAACCGGCCCCGCTGGCGCCGCGGGCAAGGACGGTCCGCCGGGGCACAACGCGTACACGGTAACGCTCGCGCCGTTCGTAACCCCGGCGCAAGGGCACTCGGTCACCGTCCAGACGCTGTTCAACCCGGGTATCCTGCCAGACTCGTACATCTTCGTTGACACCTCCGGATGGTATCAAGTGACCGGCGTGAGCATCTCAGGCTTGATTACCATCACTCTGCTCATCGCGGCCCCAGGTTCTGGGTACACTCCGGCGGGAAAACTGGTGGTGCCCACCGGACAGCCTGGAGCCTCAATCACCGGCCCTAAAGGTGATAAAGGCCAAACGGGCCCGCAGGGAGAGACCGGACCTCAGGGAAAAGCTGGAGATAAAGGCGACGACGGGCCGTCGGGAACCAGCCCACTTGCGAACAACGGCTACGTTACCGGGTTCGGCGGGAGCGATTTTCCAATCCCAGATAACTTGGGCACTTATGACGTTGTCAATTTCGGCGGAGGTGGCCTGTTTGAGTTCGTTGCAACGAACATCGGAACATATTTCATAATGGCGACCTTCGACGCGAAGAACGTGGCGATGACTGACAACGAGGGCGCGAATTTTCAGCTTGGAAACATCACGATGGGCGTGGTAATCCCTGGCGGCGCTACCACAATCGGACCCATGTTGAGCGGCACCGAGGGCAGCTGCGCGATGTCCGCTGTATACACCACGACCGCAATCAATCAGACAATTGCAGTGCAGGCAACGAACACCTTGCACAATAACGCGGTGTCTGTCATCGCGAACCGAAGCTCGTTAACATTTGTCCAGATTCAATAATGGGACACAATTTTAATCCTCTGGACCCGTGCACGCGCAGTTTCATGCAGTGCGATAATCCGTGCAAGCCGGAGCCCGGCACGTGCCAAGAGCTTTTGCCTACGCAGATTGATACTTTCACTACACAATTTTTTGGCAACGTAGGAAAGTCCAACGTCGGTGGAAACGTGACTTGGGCTCTGCCGTGCGGATTGGATTCCGGCACCTCGGCAAACCCAAGGCAGCCCGGCGAAAGTTTGGCATGCTATTTCATTCGGTTGTTCGAGGCTGGTCTTGTTGGACAAGAAGGGCAACGAGGCGCCGCAGGTGTTGACGGCGCGCCGGGAGCGAACGCGTACAGCTTTACTTTGCAGGATTTCGAGCAGCCGAGCACACTCGAGCCGTATATCAACATAAAGCTGCAGCCCTCGGCTTCGCTCGTCCAGGGTCTTTTCTACGAGATTGAAAATTCCGGTTGGTACGAACTTTTGAATGTAAATGCGGACGGCTCGTCCTCGCTGCAGCTGGACACACCGGCCCCAAGCGCCCCCGCTATAATTCCTGCGGGCTCTCTTATAGTGGCCTCCGGCATGCCGGGCGTACGCATACAGGGTCCTCCGGGCCAACGTGGAGATACCGGAGACAAGGGGCCCGTAGGTAATCGAGGTATTGATGGAATGAAGGGGTCGCAAGGAAGACAGCCAGACAGCTCGTTCATCACCGGCGGGGTGCACCCAGCGAACTCGAACAACATTACGGTTTTTACTAACGTGTTCGAAGATTGGAGCACAGCCGTTAGCCCTATCGTGCAGCTCAATGTTCCTGGCGCCTATTTCATAACGATGGCAATACATGTGGCGATTGTGGAGTTGTTCTCTCCGGGCGGAGTCACAGGGTCCATATGGTCCAAGATACACAAGTACGTTAATGGAATTGGCGTGTCGTATGTCAATGGTAGTGAGCGCGCGCTGACGGTGAACGGTGAAACGGTCACCGGAACCAAGGGCGCTGTTCAGTACGTTCAGTTTATCGACACCATTGCCCCAGGAGATAACGTCGGATATGTGCCAGCGCTCAAGACCGACATTTCAGGAACGTACGCTGGGACGGCAAATGGGAGATTTTCAACCGCAACTTGGCTTAAGTTAACATGAACCACGATAAGATGTCCCAATCGGTGGGAAAGTGTACCCCGCGCATAAAAGACCACCCCGCAGGCTATTCGAATGACCCGGCGGTACCGGCTCCGCACGTGGGAGGCTTACTGTCGCACGATTGCCGCAGGGAGCGCGGGGGCACGAAAACCGCAGGAATAGGGCCTTACGTGCTAACGGTCAAAAACGCCCCGGGGGACGAACCTTTGCCAAATTTGTGACATCAGGCCCTTTTCAGGTGACTATTTAAGGTATGAGCGAAATCGATTTAGGCGTCAAAGCGTCCGACAAATACGAAATCTCCAGCCCGATGGATTCGGGCAAGGAAAAGGTGTATCCGTGCTTTCAATATTGCGGTCCGGTGGAACTGGATTTGCCAGATGATGGCGAAATGACCATTCGATTCCGCAAGAGAACAGAAACCAGCTCAATCGAGGAAGACGGTTCCCATTGGTATGAATGCAGCATTGAGGTGCGGAAGATTTTGAATGTGGACGGCGAGGAAACCGAAGTGGAAGCTCCAGCATCCAGCCGCGATGAAGCTGGCGATGCGCTCGACAAGATTGCCGAAGGACTTATGAAGCTTCGCGGTCATGAAGCGGCCGAAGGGGAAGACGACGAAGGTTATTAAATGTTCATTCTAGACACAATCTGGGACGAGGCAAAACACATAATGGGCACTTGCTCTGATGAGAAGCTTTTGCGCTGGCTCAGCGACGGCGTTGCTCTGGTCGCAAACAAGGCCGACCTCGATGGACTTCGCGGCTACCTTGATATTTGTACTGTCGGTTGTAAGTGTGGCGGTCCGAGCGGCTGCAATTCCCTCGGCAGCGTTTGCAATTCGCCCGCTGGTTGTGGCCGGAAGTGCGTTACCCTGCCTCGCGAGGTAGAGACCGTAATCGGAATCCAAGTCGGCGGCCAGCCGGTACTTTTTCGCGGAGAGCTTTTCCAGTTCCATTTGAACGGCCCCGGCAGCTGCCGGACCATCTGTGAGTGGGCGGCAGACGACAGAGGCCACAATTACTGCACGCTACGCGACATCATCACGCCCGCCAAATTGGTGGCCTATCTGGAGACCGAAGAAGACAACGGCAAGAAACTAATCGTTTACGGCTTCGACAAAAACGGCGCTACACTCAAGCGGCAGGTCAACGGACAGTGGGTCGATGGATACCAAGTGCCCACGGTTTTCGGCGCGGCAATCCCAGATGACACCGCTCCAGAGGTCGCTCGCATCACAAACATTTTCAAAGATAAAACCGTTGGTAATATGAGGCTCGCCACGGTCGACAGCTCCGGCACCACAGGAATAAATCTTGGCGTGTACGAGCCAGATGAACAGGTGCCGAATTACTGCAGGCTGCAGTTGAATCGCTCGTGCAATTGGGTACGCATCGCATACCTAAAGGTCAATCCGAATTTTAAAAGCCGATACGACCACGTGCCGTTGCGTTCGCCGCGTGCCGTGTTACTGGCGCTGCAGGCAATCAAGCATTATTCGGAGAAGATGTATGCTGACGCGCATCTTGTGGAAGCGGACGCCGCGCGTTTAGAAATCGAAGCGCAGCTTAAAGCTGAGCCCCCTACATATAATCCGGTCATGGTTGTGGACATGTCCCAGCCGCGCGACAAGTACGATTACGATATAAGATAGTGCAAATCAATAACTTACAATTTACTTTGTGGTTCGTTCAACAGTTTATTTTGTTGCAAGAAGACCGCCGCGCATTTAAAAAATACTGTAAACGCGAAGATGCTCAAAGGCGCAGGGACAGAAACCCCGGAAAAGGCGCTGCATTGATGCGAGAGCGCCGTAAAAAATATCCAGAACGGGATAAAGAATCACGCGAGCGGTTCAGTGCTGCACATCCTGGATACTGGAATGAGCGTCAACGCCTGCGAAACCAGACCCCAGAAGGAAAATCGTATCGAAAGAATTATGAGAATGCCCGATATGCTGATGATGTTCAGTGGAAAATAAAAAAGAACTTAAATACTAGTATTCTACAAGCTTTAAAGCGCACAAAGAGCAAAAAACACGCCCGCTCTTCCGAATTACTGGGCTGCGATTTAACCGAGTTCATATCCCATATCGAGAAACAATTCTCCTCTGGGCAATCTTGGGAAAATCACGGCACCGTTTGGCATCTCGACCACATAAGACCTAAACGAAGCTTTGATTTGACGGACCCGGCGCAGCAAAAAGCGTGTTTTCATTTTTCAAACTGGAGACCCTTGGGCGCGTTCGAAAATCAAAGCAAGGGTGCAAAATGGAATGGAAAAGATTGGAGATTTGAATAGTGCCGGATAGGATTCTCGATTTCGATTCGAATTGGTTCCGAGGTGTGCAATCAAGCATGGCCCCGGACCAAGTGCCACAAGGTTACTCATGGTCAGCTGAAAACATGCTGAACTTGGGCGGTCTGTGGCGCTGCCGCCCCGGACACCGTTGCATAAAGCTCCTGCCCGACGGCAGTCTTCAGGGCGCCACAATCTTCCGTCCCCAGGTCGGCATCGAGCAAATAGTGGTCGCAATCGATGGCCTGCTTTACGCCGCAGCCTATCCATTCTTTGAAGGCTGGCGTCAGCTGCCCGGCGTTCAGCTGTCCAGCTCCGCCAAGCAAGTTTTCTGGGCCCTGACGGTGCAGTCCGCAGAACGGCTTTCCCTCGACCTGGGCTCGGCGATAAAATTAATCGAACCAAAAGTGGTTCTCTTCGTTCAAGACGGAGAACAAACAGCACCTGCGTGGTATGATGGTACAAATAGCGGCCACGTTCGTGGCGACCCTTTCGGCACTCCTTCGGGCGGTCCTATGGCTTGGACTGGTGATAGGCTCTGGGTCGCTGCGGGCAATCAAGTTTTTGCAAGCGACATTTCCAATCCTTTTTCCTTCCGAGAACAAATTTACCTTGGAGGTGCGTCCTCGTTTTTCTTCGCTGACGAGGTCACGGCGATGGCGAAGACGCCGTCAATCGAATCGCCGCAGCTGATGGTGTGGACCGGCGACAACGCTTCCATCCTTCAGGCTAACATCCGCGACCGCTCTAGCTGGCCCTCGACCGTGAACTTTCAAGTTGAAGTTGTTCAGGTCGGTTGCCTATCGCACAAGTCCGTGGTGTCTCATTACGGGCACATAATCTGGTTCTCGCCGTCCGGAGTAGCTATTTATGACCCTGCCACCAGTGGAAAACTTACCAGCAGACTGCCGGTGCGCGACAGCGAAATGATGGTTAGCAAAATAGGGCTGTCCGATGACCTGTCTTTAGTGAGCGCCGCCATATTCGGTCAATACATGCTTATGTCAGTGCCTTTTTCCGACATATACAACAAGCACACCTGGGTCCTGAACAACGCATCCCTGGCGTCCCTTTCTGACGATTCAGGCCCCAGTTGGTCCGGCCAGTGGACTGGCACCCGTCCGGTTGAATGGCTGTTCGGAGAGATTGCCAGCCAGGAAAGGATTTACCACGTATCGAAAGACAACGACGGGCACAACCGTCTGTGGCTTTCGTTCACTGACGATTGCCTGGACAACGGATGCCCGATTGCCTGGAAGCTCGAGACCCGCGGCTACTTCGGGCAGACCGCGGCAATACAATCGAAGCCTCCGGGCGAACGCGCGCGCCTCAAGTTTGTCGATGTGGCGCTCGCCGGAATATCTGAAGACTTGGACCTCGGCGTGTATTACGCAGGCGGCACGCGGGGCGCTTTTCGCCAGATAATGGACCGACGAATGAACGTGTCCAAGGGCTCGCTCTCCCAGACGCTGACTCTGAGCATTAATTCGCCGATTTATTCTTTCAAGCCGCAAAGCCGAAACGAACGCACGCAGGACGCCGACATTATCGACGGCGACCAAGACGGTTCCTGCCCGGTGGAGCGGATAGACCTAGACAACATAGACGACTCTTTTCAGCTAGCCATTTGCGGTCACGGACCGGCCACCATTCGATGGATTCGCCCGTGGGCGATGACGGTGCCTCCGGACGTGGACGGCAGCGGAATCGCATGCCAAGACGAAACACAGCTAAGAGCTGTGCGGTTCGACGGTTGGGCGGCTCGAGGGGATTCCCTTGCGGACCTAGTTACAGATTTGGCGGCAGCACCGATGTACTTTTTCGAATCGAACGAAACACAATCTTTGTCGGTCGATGGATTCATGGCCGTAGGCACCGGTTTCTCGCAGTCGGTAGTTTCGCAGCGCGCCGCGGACAGGGTCGCAAAAATAATTGCAACAAACCAAGCGGAAATGGAGCTGGCCGCAGTCAGGCCGCCGTACTTTTCCACCGGATTTGGATTTGAATAATGGACAGCATACTGGACTTTTTGTTTTTGCGAAGGCTCAAGTTTGAATACACGAGCCCGCCCATCTGTCCTATATTCGTGTCCGGTTCCAGTTTCGGCATCACCGGGCAGGTCATTAGCCCGCTGATAAAGCTTCCAGCGCCAGTAGCTAACACTCAGAAGTTTTTAACGTGGCCGTGCAACTCGGACCAAGTGTGTTTTAACATATACCAGCAAATAGAGCCTGGAGAATTTTCTGAAGTGGCCACCTGCATCCCGCCAAACACTCTTGCGGTGTGCAGCGCCGGTTGTTGGACCGTCGCCCCGGTATTCGGCACCACCGTAGGCGCGCTAACCGACCCAGTATGCACCACCGGTTCAGAATTCATCAGTCTACCGGCCTCGCCCGGCGTCACCGGCTACCAAGTATTCAAAGACAACGTACTCGTTCTAGCTGGAACTTTTTGTTCGGCCTTTGAGACGTGTAACCCCGGATGTTACGGACTTACCGCCATAACGGGCGATGGCGAAACTCCAATCAGCGACGTTACTTGCACTTCTCCGCCTACAATAGCGATTACATCCCCCACGAACGGGCAGGTTTTCGCTGGTTGCACCACAAGCGTGCCTATTCAAGCTTCTGTGGTCGCCAACGGGCACTCTCTAGTCAGTGTGCAGTTTTTTAACGGCCCCACTTTGATTGGTACCGCTTTCAATGCGCCGTATCAGTTCACTTGGAACAACCCCACTTTCGGCTCGCATTCTTTGACAGCGGTTTTGACGTACGACGGCTCGCACACGGTAACATCCGCGCCCGTTTCCATAACCGTTGAACAGGTTTCTGCAGCCACCCAATCGTGGGCCAATCTGGTTGTGTCCAACGGTGGAGCTATGCCTAGTGACAACACGCTTTGTGCGGTAGACGCTTGGTACAACGGAATGGTGTCCGCCGGTCTGGATGCAAAAATGTATTGGTCTTGCCTGTGCGTGCCGGACGATTTCATCGCGCAGCGCACGCCTTTCCACCGTTCTTTAGGAGTTACTTTGCTGACCAACAGCATGATTTTCGGCCACGCCAACGGTCTGGCGCTGGACGGCACTTCTTTTGTGAGAACCGGAGTGGACCCTTCTTCCGTTTTTACGGCCACCAGCATGGGCTTGACCGCGTATTGCGGCGGAGGTTCCGGCCTTGGCGCCGAGGGCACCGTGCCAGACCCACAGTGGGGCGGAGGCGGTGGCGGACGGTACGGATACATATATTCGAACACCGTTTCAGGCTTCGCGCTGTTTCAGGTTACTGTAGCATATCCTTTCACTAATCCCAGCATGGGATTTATTTCGCTGAATAAGACCGGCACCAACGCGCTAGCGTACTACGGTGCAAACAGCGCACATGCTTTCCAGACGCTCGGAAGCTCCGCTGCGGCCGGTGGCTCTCCACCGAGCGCAGGACATCAAATCTGTTTTGCGGACGGCTCGACCGCCGGATTCCCGTACGGTTACACTTCGCAGAACAACATTTCATTCCTGGGAATTCATCAAGGGCTGACCGCTGGCGAAGCCGAGACCTTGTTCAACCTTATTCAAACGCTAAGAACGGCGTTAGGCGGGGGGTACAGCTAATATGATGTACCACGTAAATGGTCTGCCGGTCGCTTATTGGGATGCCCCGGATTTTCAGATTGCCAACAACAGCCGAGCAGGCTCGGTAGCAGTGCATCACGCTTTGTGCGAAAAGTACGGCAACCCAGGAGGCGTTTATGGAATTTCCACCAAGCCGGTCCACATGTTAATTCGTGAGCCGGTAGCGCGTTTTGTTTCTGCCATGAAATACGCACGCCGATGGGGGCGTACGGAACCCGCTACAGATTTTCTTTGCACCTCTTCTGGGGAACATTTTCAATTTCAGTATGTGTTCGCCATAAAGAACGCTTCGCTGTACAAGTTTCCGGAGCACTTGGACCGATTTGAAAAGGCCACCGGTCTGAAGCTTAGGCACGTCAACCAAAGCTTCGAGCAATTCGTTCTGACAGACGAAGAGTTGGCCGCAGTCCGAAAATACTATTCGGACGACGTAGAACTGTTTAATTCTATAGAAAGGAGCTAAATTTGTCCCTTAAAGATACAAGTCTAATTATCCAGGCGGCGCCGCTGCCGGTCACCTTTCAAGGCACGCCAAACGATTTTCTCGCCGCTATGGTGCAGAGGATGCGAGTGGTGTCGCCGAACGGGGCGAACTTCATTTTCATTGGCGACGTTGCGCCCACAACCAATGTCGGTCCCTGGCTAAAAGGGGGCACTCAGTGGTATGTGTGGTCTGACGTGAGTAACTCGTATGTGCCGTTGGACGTTTCACAATCGATTACGATTCCATACTTCATCGGTAACGCGCAACCGGCGACCAACGAGCCTCCTCTGTGGTTGCAGACGACCGCCAATTCGACGGATAATGACCCAAACGGGTTCGGCACTCCCATCGGGTGGTACTTTTGGAACGGCAGCGCTTGGCAGCCTTTCAACTCCGTGCCCACTTCCGGGCCTACGGCAGCGCGGCCGGCGGCACCGGTGAACTATCAACAGTATTTTGACACCGACATCAACGTGCTAATTCATTGGGAACGCGCGCAGTGGCGAACGGTGGCTGGGAGCCCAGGCGACCTCAAGTACACCACCGCGTCAACCGCGGCGTCTGCGCTGTTGCAGAACCCAGGATGGGTCATTTTCTCTGATTCAGTTACAGCGTACCGAGGGCGGGCTTTGTCTCAAGCCACTCAAGATGCCGGAGCCAGTCCAGCATATTCCCAGACACCGCCCAGTGGAGTACCTAGCCGGGCGGTTGGGGTCACGTGGGGCGAATCAACCTTGTTACAATTGCAGCCAGCGTCGCAAACCTCTTTGCCCCCAATGATTGCGTTCTTCCTGCTTATTAAACTATAAGCAGACACGGCACCCTTAACAGGTAACTATTAATAGACATGGATTTCGCTGGAATTTTAGGCGCGGCCGGTAGCATCGCGCAGGGCGTGATTGCAATGGATGCCGCTAAAAGCGCGGCAGCCATTCAAAACAATGCTCTTGACCAAATTCGGCAGAGCATATCGACGCAGATGTCGCCGGACACTCTGCAAGGCATCGCCACCCAGGGCGACATTCAGCGTGCCCAGCAACAGCAAAAGCTGTTCTCGCAACTCTTTCCGGATTTAGCGAGCGCCACAACGGCTGCCCAGAAGTCCCTTCAGGCGCAATCCGGGGAATATGGCCCGAATTCGCAAGCGAACCAAGTGGGACGCGCAGCGACATCAGACGCCTTGGCAAACCTCGGCGCCACGCAGCAAGGACAAAATCAGCTTATTGACGCTGCGCTAGCGCAACTGAAGGCAGGAGCTACATTGCCTCCGGACGTAGAGGCCCAGCTTGTACAATCCGGTCTAGAAGCATCCGGCATGGTTACACAAAACGCTTCCGGAAAAGGTATCGGCGGCCAGCAGATTAGAACACTTCTAGGTACCGCTGGCATTCAGCTGCAGCAGCAACGGCAGCAGCAGGCCTCCGGACTGTTGGCCCAGGCGCAGAATCTTGAGACCCAGCGGCAGTCGGTGTTGCAGGACCTTTTCCCTCGTTTAGCTCAGACACAGCTCGCACAGACGCAGGGCGCTGAAAGCATTTTCCAAACTGGCCAGAGCGCTGTTCCGCAGGCCGGGTTATCCGGCACGCAGCTCGCTAACTCGTGGCTTCAGAGAATTGGCGCACTTAACCAAATTACCGCTCAGCAGGCCGGAGTGAACGCTAACCAAAGACTCGCTGAAGGCCAGATTTGGGGCAACGTGATTGGCGGAGTGACCGGTGGAGTCGGTAGCAGTGGAATTTTAAGTGGTATCGGTGGCGGAGGTGCAGGAGCTGGTGGGGTCGCCCCAAGGCAAAATCCTCTGACAGCGAGCGACCTAACAATGATTGAAAGGTAACGTGCCCGATTTAGAAAAGCAACAAAACAAGAGCAAAGGTGCTCGTTGGGAGGGCAAATAACGTGGCTGGCGTGGGGCAACCTGATGTCGAGCCGTTGAGCGCGGGAACAACCGCGCAGCCGCTAGTTTCGCCAATGCAGCCTGTAGTTACACAGGATGCAGTGCAGAATCTGGTGGACGCTTTTCACAAAGGCGTAATCAGCTCTGCGGACATAACGGACCGAATCGGCGCAGTAGCGCAGGCGAAAAAGAAAGCGCAGCTCGAAGAGCTGAGTGAATACGTTTCTCCAGAAGCAATTCAGTCACGAATGGACCAATACCGAGCCCAGAGTGCTCAGTCTCAGCTGGCGGGCGCCCAGGCGACGGCCGGTCAGCCTTTGGTGGGTCCTAAGACGAAAAAAGAACTGGATGACATTACTTACGCGCAAGCAACTCGATTAACTGGCCCCGCCGTTCAGGCATATTTGCAATACAATCCACCAATCCAAAAGATTGACGCGAATGGTAATCCCACCTCAGAATACGATTACGATGCGATGGGCCGCGAGGGAACGCGTTACGTTCGCATGAATAACATGCTGCAGTATTCCGCGCTAGGACTTGCAGGCAAACCAATTGAAACCTTTGATAAAGATACCGGTCAAAAGAAAACCGTATGGCTAAACGCGTTCGGTGAAGATGTAACCCCGGACCCGCAGAATAAAAAAGTTCAAGACTATCAGAAAATCCGACAGGACGCCTTCAAGCTGTTCTTCAAAGAACCAGACACGTCGCCGCATTTTGACCCAACTGTTGAAGGCGCTGGTGTTGCCCCCGCCGGAGCGATACAGGACAATCCTCCGGCCCCGGCAATTTTGGCCCCAGGACTTAAGCCGGGAGAACAACCCGCGGTTGCACCAGCAGCCCCAGCGGCCGCTCCGGCTCAGCCAGTGGTCATACCTGCAACGACAGAATCTCCCTCCGGAGAGACCGCCGCGTCCGTACCTCCGTCCAACGCGAGCGGAGGTTATCAGCCGTATCAAGGTTTTGCAATGTCCCCGCCCCCGGGAGTTTTCCAAAAAGATGAAATCATAAACAATTTGAAAAATGATGAAGTCTACAAAAACTGGCAAGCGACCAAAGGTCAAGTCGGCAATTATCTCGGCGCCGTCAACGCGCTGAACAGTTTAAAACCGGGAGATAACCACAACGTTGCGGACGTGGCGCTAGCTGAGTCATTGATTAAGTTAGCAGACCCGCAGGGAACCATACGCGAATTTAAGTGGGACAAGTTCGAGCACAATCAGCCGCTGCTTGATAAACTAAAGACCTACCAAAATTGGGCTCTTGGAGAGGGCTCTTTCACGGACCAGACCAGAAAAGACCTCATCGCTCTCGGCCGGAATTATATCAAAGAACGGGAAGGCACCGTAAAAGACGCCATTCAGCTCGCTGCAAAACAGACCGGCACGAACAAAGCGCTTTCCTTGGGTGATATTCTTAAGCAAAGCGACCTCGACCTGTTGCAAGGAAAATCGTTGCTAGACGCCGCTCCGCAAAGTGCCCAGGCGCTGCAATCTTTCCAGAATGGGACAGCCAAGCCGTCGGTCGGTACCGCTCCTCCGGGCTCTCGAACCGTGACTGTAAAAGATAGCACTGGGCAATCTCGCACCGGGTATCTGATGCCGGACGGAAATTTTCAAGTTCTCCAGTAATGCCAGACCTTGCCACAGCACAGCCGGGCGAGACAGTTAAACTCACGCCGGATGAAATAGCTTCTGCTCAAGAAGTTTCTCCGCAGCAGACGGCTCTACAATTTGCCACCACCGTTCCCCAGCAGGTAGCCGGAACGATGGCAAAGGCGGTGAACATCGGGCTCGCCAGTATGCAGCCTAGCACCACTCCGTCCGCTTTGGATTCGGCAAAGCCTGGAGATACCGTAAAGCTTACGCCAGAAGAGCTGCAACAAGCGCAGCCATCGGGCGTGGATGTTTTCAAAGAACTGGATGCACAAGGGTTGGCGGACTTGCAAAGGCAGAATCCGGACCAGTTCAAGATTTTAGATGCCGCCCGCAGGCGGCCGGACGTGATGGCTAATCCCGAGCTTTTGCAAAAAGCGGCAGACGCAGACAGACTTTATCGAGACCAGACTGGAGTGCTAGAAGGCGTGACGGCCGGCGGCGCTCTTGAAAATGCAGTCGGTTTCGTAAAGGGTCTCGCTAAGTACGGATTGACTGCAGCGGATGAAAATAACCTCGTTTTGGCGCACTTATCGCCTGAGGCCGAACAAAGAATGATAGACGCGGGGCGCGTTACTAAAGCCGACATTTTAAAAGCGAAACAAAAATTTGCAGAGGCCGCCTCCGGCACTACATCCAATTTGCAGGGACTGTTCAATAAGGGCGCGGAAGTGCTTCGTAATTTTTGGCGGCAAACGTCGCCAGAAGCGCGCGAAGCGAGGGCGGCCGGGCACCCCGTTGGGCAGTTTCAATTAACCACGCCAGAGCAGCGGGTACAGGATTTTCTACAACGCACTGAACAGTCTAAGCAGCTCGAACAAATTGCTTCAGGAACTAACGCAGACCCGGTTACGCACGGCGTGGGCGGCGCCTGGGACAAAACCATTGCAGAGTTGCAAGCCGCAGGTTTAGCCCCGAGGCCGGAAGAGGTGGCCAAATATGCCGCAGGTGACCCAATCGGAGCTACACTTTTCGGAGATGCTTTTGGAGCACTTGGAAAACTTGGGCACGCGGTAACGCCGGGAGTGGTTTCAGAAGGGCTTAAGGCGTTGGGCGACACCACAGCAACCGTTGCCGGGCGCACTCTTCAGGGCATAGGTACGGGGGCCACCATTGCAGCTAAAAAAGCTTTGCCGGTGGTGTCTCAGGTCGCTGCGATTACAGGTCTAGTAAAAGGGGCGCAAGAAATCGTATCCGGACAAATCGTCGAGGGCGCGAAAACTTTGGCAGAAGGCGGGTTCGGTGGGCTGGCGGCGAAGCACATTTTAACTCACACCATTTTGCCAGCGGCAGAAAAGGCGGCCGCGTTAGGCAAAAAGATTGCCACCGGTGAGATTCCCCCAGGAGAGACTGTAGCGCCTTTAATCCGCGATGCCTTACAGGTCGCTCCTGCCTCCGCTGCGGCCCTTGGGAAGGGCGTTGCAATGGATTTGGGCATGGCGGCAGCCGCAGAAACGCCGGAAGAAAAAGAGGGTGCGGTTGGGTTAGGAACCACTTTTGGAGCGCTCAGCGCTTTAGGTCGCGCCGTTCCGCACGTAATCAGCGGTCAAATTGTCGGCACTCGCGACTGGGGTTCTAATCAACCGGTCAATCCTCGCGGCTTTTTTCCTGCACTCGATGCATTGTCTCAGCAAGCAAAATCGACCGCCGCACCTGGAATCCTCCGCAGAATCAACGCGGTATCTGGATTGGTTCAAGCGCTTGGCAAGAACATGGATTTTGCTTTCGTTCCGCGGCCTGAAGCAGGAACTCCAGACCCATTACCGGCTGCCCTGCAGGCCGCCGGAGTGTCACCAGAGACCGCTAACTTGTGGTCTCAGCAAGATGGATTGGCTTCGCACCAGCTGCCCAACGGAAAAACTTTAATTTTGGCGCGCGACATCAGCGCCGCCCCGCACGAAGCCGCCGGGCACGGCCTGGAAAATGTTCTAGGTGAAAGCATCATGCGGGGCTTTGACGCGGCAATTCAATCGGACCCGCAATATTCCAGGGTGTGGGACCAGCTTGGGCAGTATTACACAGGGCGCCTGGGTTGGGATGGCCGAGGCCGCTGGCAGGATTACCTTTTGGATTCTTCCGGATGGGGACGTAGGGACGCTTTAGAGCAAGCTGGGCAAAGGGCCGTTGGTGGCCAAGGTCCTTTTACTACGGAACAGGCAGCGCAAGAGCTGACTAAAGCTGGCGGCGACTGGCGAAACGTGCTCACTCCGGAACAAGCGAACAATGTCGCGAACAAATACATTGCCAGAGAAATTTTTGCTGAGAACGCGGACGCTCTTTTTAAGAACACCGGCGCATCGCTCGCGCAAGCTGGCGGATGGCCGCAAAAAATCGCCCGAACGGTCGGTACTTTTATAAACGCGCTCGGCGGAAACGTCCTTGCGGGCCGCGCTAGCGAGGGGCTCGGTATTCCTTTAAGTCAGCCGATAATCAGTCAGATTTCTGCCGCAGGAAAAGAGCATCTCGCTCAACCACAGGTCGCGGCGGCCGAAGCTCGCCCTCGAACGGCGTTGTCGCCTGAACAACAAACGCAGCGCACGCAAGAGGTCGCGCAGCAAGCTCCCGATGAACGCGCCGAAGGGGCCACCATGACGCAGCGGGCGATTTCAGACCTGTTAGCGCAAAGGCAAAACGCGGCCGGTGGAGTGCGCCTCGTATATCGTTCAGCGCCTGGAGAACCCGCTGGCGCACCGGCGCAAAACCGGGCTACTCGGCGGCAGGTTGTGGAATACGGCCGAACCATGCCGGACGACCAAAAGCCGCTGTGGCAGAAATTGTTTTTCCCGGTGCGAGCGTTCATGACCGGCAAAGGAATGCAATGGTGGGGCTGGACCCCGGAAGTTTTCGCCGCGAACGCAAATCGGGTCGCCCAGTGGGCCGCCGAGACCGGAAATGAATCTCGGATTCCTTTTGAAATCGACACCGCGAACAAGACCTTCACTAAAGGCGGTTGGCAAAAGCTTTATGCTCTGCTGCACTCCGCTTTCGTTCCAAATCAACTGGCCGGTCGTACCGGCGCCGGACAGCCGTTGGTTGTGCCGGAAAACGTTCGACGGGCCGGGGCATATCAGCCCGAACTTGGCGAACAATCCAACGTGCCAATCAGCCAGCGTGAATCGGATTTCATTTCAATGCTTTTCGGCACAGGCCAGCTCCCGGGTTCCCCGCGCATTAGCACGCGCGAACTCGGCCTGCCAGGAGCGATAGCTGGAGAAGAAATCAGCGCCGCCACGCAGCCCGGCAGGGTGCAGCCGCCGGTGGTGCCGCGCGGCAAGTTTTCTGGCGAGAAAGCCGAGAAGCTTGGCATTGCCGGACGAGAAATTCAAGAGGTCAATCCGGTACGCGCAGAGCTTGAAAAGGCTGGGGTGGACGCTAAGGTGCCGGTGCCCAAGATGATTGAGGCTGGCCAGCGCTTGAATTTGAAAGACATTTTGCATGCGGAAAGCGCGCCAGAGCAGCCTACCTTCGGCGCCAATCCATTAACGCTGCAAGCGGGGTTCTTGCCGAAGCGGCCGGTGGAATTAGAAGGACCGGATGGTAAGCGATACAAAGCGACCTTCGACGGGTTCCAAGACATGACCGCAATCGGCCGGGGGCAGGTTCCACAGTTCACCGCGATGGAAGACCTTCCCGGCGGCCCTGTGGCCAAGAGCACCACATACGGGCCGACGCTCGAGAAAGCCGGTTATAAACTGCCGCCCGTTCACGAGCTTAGCGCCACCGAAGGCGCGCAGTTCAAGCCCTCTGACGACCCTCGCGGACTCCGCTCCGCAGCAGTGCGGGACCCAGAGACAGGCGAAGTTTTCGAAGGGCCGTTCCACGCGATGGCCATTATGAACGCCATGAACCTGCCGAAGTATCAGGACGTGAACGCGGAGCTGTGGAATCGATTCGAGCACGGATTCACCACGAACGGGGGCGAGTTTTTGAATCGCGCTGAAGCTTGGCTGCGTGCGAACGAACTTAATCAGCTGCAGCCTGGAGCCAGACCGAGCCGCGCGAAAGGCGGACTGGGGATTGAGCACCTCACGATGGATGCGCTCGAAGACATGCGGCAGCGAAGAGAAGAGGAAGCGAAGGCCGCACAATTTTCGCCCAAGACTTTTATCGTCCGGCACGGAAGCACCGAAATGAACAATGCGGACCCGGAAAAAGACTTAATCCGTGGTCACATCAATGTGCCTCTCGACAAGAAAGGCCGTCAGGAAGCCCAGGATACCGCTGACCAAATCTCACAGCAAGGAGGCGTGCGTCACGTGATTGCTTCCGACCTCGGACGCACCCAGGAGACCGGCCGCGCGATTGCCGACAAGAATGACGCGACCTTCGAAACAGATTCCGGTCTTCGTCCGTGGAAATTCGGTCCGACTATCGAGGGCAAGCCGACCGCGGAAATGCTGCCGAAGATTCGTGAGCTGACCGAGAACCCGGACCAACGCCCGGAAGGCGGCGAGACTTTCAACGAATTCAAAGACCGTTTTCTCAACTCGTGGCACGACGCGCAAGCGAAATATCCGGACGAGAATACCGCCGTGGTTACGCACTATCGTGGGTCCAAGCTGCTCGATGCTTGGCGCGCGACCGGCGTGGACAACGACAGCATCGACCAAGGCGTTTTCGAGGAATACGACAAGAACAAGACGCCGGGGCACTTTGACGTGGTCGACAAGACCGGGGCAGAGCTTAAGGGGACAGAAACGGGACAAACAGGACAGTTTGCTCCAGAAAAACGACCCGATGACGAAGTGGCCATACTTAACAAGGCTGGGAAGGAAATGTGGTATTATGATAGTAAAGGGAGTCTTAAAAATAAAAGAGGGCTCGATGAAGAGCTAGGAAGGAACTTTTGGGTCCACAAGTCAGGGGGTATAGTAGACGCGCCGTATGGCCATGAACCCGCAGCTACAAATTTTCTTGGAACTAGCTGGGAAGGTCCGGACGATGATATATCCGACACGTACGAAGAAATGAATAAACGTGGATTTGCCAAAGTCACGGAAGTGCAAGGGGGGCCTTCCGCGGGTTTGTATACCGAAGGCGCGTATAAAAATTGGAATTCAGTTCCCAAAGGAATGAAAAGTGCGCTGGAAGGGGCCGCTTTTGACAAAAATCGTGCGGTATATTATAACGGCAATCGGGTGATTGATTTACCAAGAGAAGGGCAAGCACAATATTCTCCCATGAAAAAAGGCGAAGGTCCCGACGATATACTGCACACGGCACGAAAGTTTTGGATAACTCGCGAAGGTGAAACGAGGCCCGTCTGGGGCAGCCACGCTCTGCAAGCCATTCAAGACCTGCTCCCGGCTGGCACGCCAGAAGAAAGCGCAACCGAAACCGCGTTGGCTCGCGGCCACGCACGCGGAGTGCTACAAAAGAATCCGGACTTGCTGGACATCAATGGGACTCCTTGGAATGCGTTACCCATCCCAGCGCAACGGGAAATAAAGCGACTGTCGGACTCTTTGGAAATTCCGGCACGTTATAACGGCAAGCTGGTTGAAACCGGAATTGAGCCGTCGCCAGAAGTGTCGCAATTCAAACCCGGAGGCGAATTCCAAACCGCGCCAGAGCACGACGAGTTCAAAGACGTTCGCACTCTGCCAATCGCGCTGGCCAAACCCAATTGGGCGCTTTTCACTGCGACTAAAGAAGCTCTAGGAGCTGGCACCGATGAAGTAAACAAGCTGGCCAACGACAACCTTGAGAAGGCTCTAATAGCGGACGGCTTCAATCCAATACCGGTTCAAGATAGCTACAAAGGAATTGACCAAGGCAAGAATTTTCTAGTGCCCGGCATGACGCGGGAGCAGGCCCAAGAATGGGGTAAAAAGTACGGCCAAGAATCTGTGCTTACCCCGCAAGGGTTGCTGTACCAAGACGGAAGCTTGAATCCGATTAAGCCATCGGAGAATGTGTACGGCGACGCCGCTAAGAATCAAGATTTTTATTCTCAAATCGAAGGGGGTCCCGCTTTCAGCCTCGGTATAGATTTCAATCGAAAGATTACTCCCGCCGAGCAGCTCAAGGAGTCCGAAATTCGCGGGCCGGTCACTGCCGCAAGAGTGCAGCCGAATGTGGCCAGAGGCCGCGGACGCCAGCGCACCCGTGAAGAAGGTTCCAAGCTCAGCATAGAGCACGTGCTGTCCGAGCCAGACATGAAAAAGTTTGCCGAGACGACCGTTGAGAAATTCAAAACGATTCCAGGCTTCGAGAACGTTCCGACCCGCTCGATACCGGGAGCCATACGAGAAATTTCCCGCAGGCTGCAACAGAACATACGCTTCATGTTCGACAGGGCCACCGAAGGCAACAAAGCGCTTTGGCGTACTTGGTACGACTTGGCCAAGAAAATGACCGAAGAGTGGGGGCCTGAATACGGCGTACACCCGCACGTGGTGGCCGCGGTCAACGCTAAGCTGTCCCCGCAGATGGACTGGTACAACAACGTAACGCTCACCCGCGCGGTGTTCGACACTGTGCGCGACAATCCAAGCTTTACCGAAAATGACCGGGATTTTCTCCGTTCGAAAATCGACCAGATGTCTAACGACAAAGAGCGAAATGCTTTTTCGAACGAGCTTGCCGACATGAAAATCGGCCAAAAGCTCGACACGATGAACGATGCTCAGGCCGCCTTGATGATGCGCGCGCACAACGAGATGACCCGCTCCTTGCTTACGCACGACCACAACCTGAAGCTGACCGGTGATTTCACCGGCTGGAGCAAATCGTTCGATGAACTTCGCGCAGTGATGTCCATCATTCGCAACCCAAGCTTTGAAAATGTGGACCGCGAACTCGGCGGGAACCACAAGGTCCGGAGCTTTTACAACAATCATGTGTCGCCGGAATCCGCCGACTGGACAACGGTTGACACGCACGCTGTGGCTGCCGCTACCCTGATGCCGTATGGTAGCAAAGACAAGCAGGTCATTGACAACTTCGGCAACCCGAAGCACGCCGCCTCCGGCTATCGAGGCACCTACTGGTTATATCAGCACGCGTACGAGCAGGTGGCAAAGGAAGTAGGAATGCTCCCGCGGGAAGTGCAATCGATTGTGTGGGAGCAGATGCGCGCTGAGTTGTCGCCAGAAGCTAAGCGCGCGATTCAGGCCTTGAAGTTTAAGCCTATTCGCGACATCCACAAATTAATCGACCAAAAGAAAATCACCGCGGAAGAGGGTCGCAAGAGGATACTGGACATTTTCGCGGAGTACAGCAAAAGGAATGCCCCCGCCGAGGTACAGCAGGAGCCTCCTGTGCAGCGACAGCAGCCGGAGGTTGCGCCCTCGGAATCGTACCTAAGGCTTTTGGACGCCACAATAGGGCATCTGCAGGACCTCAAGTCACGCGGTGTTCGCTATGTTCCGGTTGACATTCAACCTCTCAAGCGATAATTTCAGGATGGTATGAAAGAACAAAAACCAATTGGACCGATGCCGGTAGTCAGCGAGCATCCGTATAACGAGAACACCCTGGACCCTTTCGTGGTGGATAAAAATAACCAGCACCAGCAGGCGCTGGCCAAACGTATCGGCTGGGATAGGCTGCATCAAATAGCCAAGCTGGATACGCAAGAAACTGACCTTCAGCGTTCTCCATTCAACAAAGGCGGCGCCGAGCCGGAAGTTAATCCTAGACGGCCGACCCGCAAAGAGTGACTGTTAATATATGCCAGATATAGACGTTCAACCGCTGCAGCAGGACGCTCAAGCGGCTCAGACCCCGCCGGTAAACCCCGCGCCGCCTGCCCAGGAGGCCCAACCAGCCCCGCAACAGCCCCAAGGGCTACCAGAACCCATTATGAAGATGCATGCCGTCCAGGGCCTACTTTCCGGGGCGCCCGCGGCCACTTCAGTGGACATCAGCCAGTTTTCCAAGACCGAAGATGGGAAAACCCTCGCTAAATACTGGAGCGACCTCCAGCAGGCCGGTTTAGGCGTGTACAAGTCGATGTCTGGCGATACCGGGGTGATTTTCAATCAGCTGTACATCCACCCGCAGGACATCCAGCAGGCAGACAAGGCGGGCAAGCTGCATCTTATTGCACCGCCCTGGACAAAGGTGGAACATGAAATTTCCAAGGCCGGTGCGGGGCACCCTGCCTTTGGCCACAAGGGGGCTCCCGGGCAAGCCGCTATGGCTACCCCGCCCGCGCCGCCGCAAGCCGCAACCGGCGCAATACAACCGGCCGGCAAGCCGCTTCCGGCTCGCGCTCAGAATGAGTTGCTTGCCGCCCGGCTAGCGGCACAGAATCCTACTGTACCTACCGGGGGACCTGTTCCTGGGGGCGGGCAACTTCTGAACAAAGTTCTGCGGCCGGTGGTGTAGTTTCCAGCCCCCAATTTTCCCGCCGAGCGAATATCATTCGCATTTTAAGCTCTGCTTCCAGGCCCTGGGCCATGAAGTTTGAGAGCTTGAACCACTCATTGATAACCTGAAATTTTGCATATTTATAATGCAACTCGGTCTCTTTTTCGTCCGCATCCTCATAAGGAGCGAAAGCAATCAACTGCAGTTTGTGCGGGTTGCCGCTTTGTAACTGGCGGCACCGAAAATCTGGATTGCAGGATTTTCCTATTTTATAAAACGCGTGCGGGGATTTAGGTCTCGGAGTTTCCCGAATCAAATAAACAAAATTAGGCACTCGCTGAGTCAGCCTCTGAGCGGTATTCATTTGAGCACGAGATGGCCGCCAACTAACTTGGAGTCCGACCGTATGAAGCGCTTGTAATATCCGCGCGTGAAGTAGCGGTTGAATTCCACCCGGCATCGAGTGACCGCGCCGTCCGCGGGATTAACTTTGAATTCCAGAATAGCGCCTCCGACCTCCATACGCAGCCTCTTTTTCCTTGCAAAAATGGTTTGGTCTTGGAAACCGGGGAGCGCCACCACGTGAATATTTCGCTCGTTCATGTAATTGCTCACGTGATAGTGACCCAGTACAAGAATCGCAGGCTTTTCACCGCCTTCCATTGACTCCACGATTTTCTGGCCGGTATAACTGCGCGCGTAAGCAGAACCGCCACCGGGGTGCTGGATTTTGATGATGGTGCTAACGTCGCCAGTTTTGATTTCAACGTCGGCCTCCACGTGCCCTATATAGGTCAGGTCAGTTCGGCCGGAACGCCGGGCCACGGTCTCCATGTAGGCCCCAATGTTGAAGCCTGGAGCGAACCACGATTCGTGGTCATCGCCCGTGATGTAATAAGTGTGAATGCCTTCGCGCTGCGGATAGTTGTCCGCAAAGTATTGGCACTGACCATCGATAGTGGAACTGTAAACACTCTCACCATTGATGCGCGCGACGTAGCCGTCAATTGGATTACCCGCGTGGAAAACCGTGGTGATGCCTTCGCGCTTGAAAATGTCGTACTGGTTATGCAGTTCGGACAGACGTTCCTCTTTGCAACACATATGCGTGTCCGCCACGAGCCCGTAGCGAATCCAGTCGCCGCTGTCGGTAACTTCGAGCGGTAGGTGGCCGAATTCCATCTTCGGTAGTTCCACGTCCGCGTGCTCCACTCCTAGCTCTTCTAAAAGAGTCTTGGCCGGTTCGGCCGGTTTTGGCGCCGCCAAAAAGCCGTGTCTAGCTGCCGCCAGCTCCACCGACTTCGGGCTGCGTCCCATCTGTTTTGCTATCTCGCGGGTACACACGCCTTCTTTTCGGAGGCTCTGGAGTTTGCTCACTTCTGCTTCGGTCCATTTGCTGCTGGTTTTTTTGGTGTTCATTGATAGTTTGTTCTGCCCACTGTTTGGTGTATTCCGTTGGTTGACTTGTAAAAGCTTGGTCGAACGCTTCGAGCGCCTCTGCCGGTGAAGGCCCCACGCCGAGCACGCAATTTTCCGGGTCACTAAGGTCCCCAAGCACTGCAATGTAGTTCGAGCCCAGTCGGGCCAGCTTGGGGTTATACAGATTGTGCGGCGATGCCTCAGCCACCGCGGCATCGCGCTTCGCTTTGACGTATTCCAAATTCATCGCCATCGCGTTGGCGTAATCGTTCTCGATGCGCGCCTGAAAATCTGCGTTCCACCGGGTGCGGTCATCGAGTATTCTCTCGATTGCGTCGCACGCTTTTATGAAAACAGACTCTGCCGCCGATTTGCAGCCGCCATCGTACTTGCCACCTACCGGCCCGGCCGGTGGTGCTGGCACGAGCCCTTCTTCGGTCTGGAATAGGAAAGGGCTTGGGGGCTTCTGGAGAGTGCCCCAGGCGAAGCCTGCCACGCTCATCAGCATTTGCAGCTGGTTGCCGGTGGTCAGTTCCCTCGCAGGAAGGTTGATTTGCGGAGGTCCGTCAGATTGTGGTTGGTTAGCCATTGTTTTTAATTCGGGAAAGAGTGTGTTGTGCCCAATAGAACAGCCAGAGCGCATCCACCGCATTATCATCCAGCTTAGCGGTGCGCCATTCAGGATGCTGAAGGTAAAGATGCCTCGCCATCAGTTCCTTGTCCGCGTTGCCAGCGTTAGTGGCGAACTTCTTAAGCGTTGTAACTGGCACCGATTCAATAGTCACGTCATTTGGGAAAGCCAGCCACACAGCGGAGCGTAGAGAGGCCCACAACTGCACCTGAAGCGTGTAACTAGAAAAAAGCACGTCCTCAAATATAATGGCATCGGGCCTCGAAAGGGAACACAATTTTTTATAAAAGCGCAGTACGCGCGGGTCTTGACGGCGCGTTATCCTTTGTTCGTTCCAGACGGCAATTTCTTTGGGGGAGGCCAAGGTCCAAGTATCCGCGTATAGCTCGCCGCCGAGGTTATGGGCCACCCCGGCCTTCGTGCCTAAGTCAAGAGCAAGTATTTTCATTTGATTATTTGCCTTTTGGCACGCCGCGTAAGCAGCTTAACAAATCGATATTTTCCCGGCAACCGCAATTGTTCGAAGCCTCTAGCTTCTATTTGTGATTTGGTTAAACACTTTTTACCGGAATGAAAGGCTCTTCTAGCCATAACCTGACCGGTTTTTATGCTTTTATAAGCGCGGGATTCTTCAGACTGACCATGATATGCCCAGGAGGCGGCCCGGTAAACTCCACCTTTGTGTCCAGCGTTAGGGTCGGCGTAACTAACTAATGCATCTGGTTTTTCCAATTCTTGGATAATCCCTACGGCGGCAGAAATGGCTTGCGTAAGCAGATTTTTTTCATGATTGTTCGGTGCCCACAAGCGAGATAGCTCCCAAACTCTGAAATCAGAATCCTTAAAAAGAAACCGGCTTATATTCTTGTTAGCCGGTATTGACCACACAACCAATGCCGCTCCAAAAGCCACATAGTACGATTTTCCACTCGGTATGCTTTTAGTATAGTGCCATTGTTTTATTGCATCTTTAGCAAAAAGCAACGCTTTGTCTTTCAATACTTCAGCTTTCATGTGGGGTTGAGCGTACGTTTCACGCGAACGATGACGCGTGACGCAATCGCTTGTGCGGCTGCACGACAAATGCCGAACACGGAACCTGCTTCCTTGAACGTGAAGTGCAGACTGTATACCAGATACATTATCGTGCGTTCCCGGTCCGTGCATGTCCTTGCCAGCACTCCGGACACCTGAGCCCAGCGTTCATTGAAATCGATGCTCTCGAAATCCGGCTCTACATTTGGCAAATCTTTTTCTACTGAATAATCATCGGGAAGACCTGCGTCGTCGACTTGTACTGGCTCGCACTCACCGTTGCGAACTACGTTCATCTGATTGTAATGGCGAACAAGCGCGCCGCGGATTCTTGGCTTGCAGAACGCAAAAAAGCGAGTGCCTCTGCGCGGCCGAAAACGGGCGGCGCTCTTGCGGAGAGCATCCCAGCACACGCTGATTAATTCGCCGTCGGTAAGCTTGTCGTTGCCGCTGCAGGCCCGCGCGTACAGTACGGCCTCGTGCATGTTAGCCAAGGCTAAATCGTTTTCGCTAAGCCGGGCCTCCACTTTCTGCGTGAGCTTTTCTTTAGGAAAATGGTCGAGTAAGTTCATTTTTCGAAGGGATTTTTTGTGGGGGTTTCGGTGCTGGTTTGAATTGGCATGCTGGGCGCGTCTGCCGGTAAATCTTTCAGCATGGGCTCGAAATCTTTTCGGTAGAACGTCCAAAGGCGAGTGTTCAGATAACCGCTGCTTGCTTCGCAACGCAGTAGGCCCTCTTTCTGAATCTGCTCGAGGTAGCGATTGACTTGGTCCATCTTAATGCCGCGCATCGCGTGCTCATTCATAGGATTTGCGGACAACGTGCGAATTACGTGAGTGACCGTCCCTTTCCAAATCTGGGCCGCTGTGTTCGCACGCCAGAAGCCGAGCAACGCGTCAATCCACATTTCTTTGAAAGGCGCAGTGGCCTGGGATTGATTGGTTTGTTCCAACAGAATCGGGTCATGATAGGCCACGTATCCGTAGCGGTTGTAACGCTTCACAAAATCTGGTATCTCCACATCCAGCAAGATGCGAGCGAGAATAGGCAATTCAATAGAAATGATTCTGGTGATTTCCGCGGGCAGGGGCCAGTCGAACGGCTCGGGGTTGCAAGAAAATATACTAGTCTTTTCCAGGGTTGCGTCGTCCTGTGGCCCGATAATCCGCATCGAATTGGTGTCTAGGTTCAAAGTCACGCCGAGCCGACCGTACCAGTCCACCAAGCTTTGCTTAAGAAATTTGGCGTGCGCCACCATGCGGCGGTTAGCCGCTATTTTCTTAAACATGTTTGCGGTGCGCGAAGAATTTGCAGGAGTGCCTATCACCGTCTCGTCGTCAATGGTCCAATAGGGCACATCGAACAGGTGCGCGTTGAACTGGGATTCGCCAAGAATGTACTCTTCGGCGCCCATGCCTCCGCCGACCAGTGGCGGAATCATGAAACAGTTGGTCAAAGTTTTGCCGGAGTTTTTCACGCCCGCCATGAAAATGTTCTGGCCCTTGGTCGGCGTCCACGTGAATGCTGACACGTAAAAATGCTTCAGCCATGCGATGAAGTGCCAGAACTGTTCATCGGTTTTGAACATGTGGCGCCACAGCTTGTAAATGAACGGGGCGTCGCCCCAGGTTACCTTGCGGTCTACCGGTTCCATCGGTTTCTTTGAAAACGTGTTAAGCCGCCGGTCTCCGTTGACGATAATCAGGCCGGGCTTCTGGAATACGAAAGAGCCAGCGGACACAATACGGTTCTGCCGGTAGATGTGGTTCATGGCCAAATCCACCTGGGAGGTGCCGGTCTGCTTGTCCGCCTTCGCAGACATCCGGCAGTTAACCTTTAGATAATTTTGCAGCTCGTCCTTGGTGGCGCTACGAAAATTCTTCTCTATGCCCAGCATATAAAAGTCGTGCCCATCGTGGTACACGTCGGAGGTGGCTTTAGTGATAGCTTCGTTGGACCATTGTTGGGAAAACTCGGGACCAAGTAGCTTGGACCATGTTTTGAAGTTCTCGTCGGCGTGCGCGGAGAAAGTGTAAAAGCCGCCGGATTTCAGGATGGCCGACATCGGTGACGTGGACCCTGGAATGAAGAACGAAGGCCCTTGCGAGTTGTGCACAAAAGGGCCGGGCCAGTTAAAGTTTGGAAACTTTTCGCGAAGGGCCGTTTCGATTACATCGAGCGGAATTTCTCGGTCTGTGAACGGCGCTTCGAATTTGTTGAAATCGCGAGCGGCTTCAACAGCGAAAGCCGCGACCTCTGACTCAGCAACATCGCCGTGCTTGGTGTCAATCCAGGCGCAGCCGTTACAGTAATACCGCGTGGGGGTCTCGAGCGCGCCCTCGTCCAATGCCGGTAGGCAGTCTAAATGCAGCCAGCTTTTAATTCGCTTGAGCAGGAACACGCAAAAATCGTGATTGCCGTTGACTAAAATTGGCCTGGAAAAGGTGAACACGAGCCGCCAATTGCCGCCAAGGGACTGCTCTACGCGCGACGGTTTGATAGGCATCAGCCTTATTGCCTCAAGAATCCTTTCAATCGGCAGGTTCAGTGTGTCGTAATCCACCGGGATGGCCCGAATCGCGTGCGGGGGATTGTTTTCGCGATTTAGCCGCGCATTTGGATTAAGCGGCTCGATTCCGGAATAAAAAGAGTGCTTAGTTGCCGGATTGTTGTACCAAGTTTGTCTGGCTATTTTGTTTTTCCTGATTTCATCCGTCAGCACCTCGGTGCATTTAAACTCCCAGGGGTTACCCTGGTGAGCTTCGACCGCAACGAGGTTTTCTATGTAATGAAAAGTCATGGGAAATTAAGTCTGGCAAATTCACCGAAATATTTAATGGCCGCAAGCATACTTTATTTGCAATAGTGCTTCACTACTTTAGCCTCGGCAGCTATCCGGCATCCCGGCAGCCAAGGCGGAGTAACCGACATGTGTTCTTCGATGTCGCGCGGTTGAACATCTTGGTCAACCTCCAGAATCGCTTCGTCGTGGCTGGAAAACAGAATCTGCAGCGCGGCGGAATCCATACGGCACATGCTGAGGCCGAACACGTCCCGGCCGACCGCTTGACAGAGATTTTCCGTGAGCGAACCTCCGTAGCACGCGCGCAGCTTGTCACCGACACGGGCCACGATTTCCTCTTTGCGCTTTGGCTTGCCATCTTCGCCGGTCACGATGCGAATCTGCGGGCGCACGCCCTCATACACCAGCTTCCGGCCGGAGGGGAGCGTCATCGAAAAGTTGCCACCGATTGACGAGCGAAAGGCGCTGTCGAGGTTCGCCCAGAGGGCAGTGATTTTAGGGTTGGCTGCTCTGAAGTCCGCAACGATGCCTTTGGCGAATTGCCCGTATCCAGACGCCTGGACGGGCTCGCCGGTGACTGGGTCGTCTACCTCGATAAACTCCGGGTCGTTCTCAGTCAGGTCGAGGCCGCTCTCTTTCAGCGCGGTCGTGATAAACTTTTTCCACCCCGCTTGATAGCCAAGCTGTATTACTTGGATTTTAAGCAGCTTATATTCCTTGCTAGCTTTATCCATTTTTCCGCCAGAATACCCAAACTGAGTGCGCGCAAAACTTTCGTAAATTGACATTCCTTCGGACATGAGCTTGAGCAGCTCGCGATTGCCGCACAGGTAGGCAAGTACGCGAGGCTCGATTTGCGCCAAGTCGGACACAATCATTTTCTTGCCCGGCCTTGGGCAAATGAGCGCGCGAATGTCAATAGCGTATCGAACCCACTCCGGCCATTTGCCGTTTTCCTCTTCGTAATTTTTGGCGTACGCAATTTTCTTGTCGTCTTGCTCAACGAGACCCAGCTGCGTAACGAAAAGCGGGTCTTTCCGAAGATTCTGAAAATTAATTTTCGCGGTGCCGGACCAGCGCCCAGTGTGACAGCCGAAATACAACAGCCCGAAAGGCATCGTGCCGTCGTCACGCAGGCGGCTCTTCATGGTTTTAAATGTGCCAACGAGTTTGTTAATCGAACGCCAGCCGGAGACCGCGAGAATCCAGGGATGCTGCGGAGAATGCTTTTCTTCCCACTCGGCGTAGCCTTCCTCGTCTTTGTACTTCACCGGCGGACAAGGAATATTTACTCGTCGGCATTGCTCGGCGATGCACTTGCTGGACGTGGGCTTGGTGTTGAAATCGTCCCAATCTTCCTCATCGGCCGAACCAGCAATCCAGGGAATGGCGCGCTCGGTCGCCTGCAGACACTCATGAGCCCAGCACATGTATTTGTCCAGCAGCTCGGTGTCGATTTGCACGCCGTGCTCGCCCTGGCGAATCGTCAGGTCTGACAGCTGGCGCTCCCAGTCCGGCCATTTACTGCCGAAGCGGTCCCAAAGTTTCCAGCACCACAACGCGTCATCCTTCGCATAACGAAGCATTGTTTGCTGTTCTGCTGCGCTAAAATCTTTAGGCCAATGCTTTTCTACGGCATCCGCTCGGGCGGCTTTACTGAGTTTAACTTTAAAAAGGTGTTCCACCGCGTCATCCAATGCCCTACGATTACAAAGATACGCCGTAAGATTTGCGGTGCAGTGCCAGGAGCGAAAATCTATTTTTGGGGCTTGGTTTCGTCGGACCATTTCTCTGTAAACAGCTCGGTCGAATGCCGCGTTTGCGCTAAGCAAATCCGCGCCTTCAAGGGCCGACCAATTGAAGTCCTTTGGATGTCCACTCCAAGAATTCTGACCGTCACATACCGAAACCATATAACAGTCAAATAATTCATTTTTACAATAACACTCTGGCGTGTGGCCACGAACAGAATATTTCAACTTTTTACTATAAAAAGTTTCCGTGTCGATTGCAATTGTGCTCATGAAAAATTAAGAAATGCAAATTCGCCCCAAAGGGATTTCGCGGCGGCGTCATAAGCGCGTGCCGCTTCTTCTGGAGAAACGAAATATCCCAAAAATTTATATTTTCTTTTAGAATTCAGTCCCGCCTGCCACTTATTACGCGCTTTACAAAAAGAAACTCCTTTAAATCCAGAACGATTATCCGAGCGCGGCCCCGAATTAACTCGATTTTGTGTGTGCGTGGCCACTCTGAGGTTGTGGCGTTGATTATCGAGACCGTTACGATTTCGATGGTCCACCAACGCACATTTTAGTATCTCTTCGTGCATATAGATATATCGTCTTATGCCCTCTGATTTCAAGGAATGCCGAGCAGCATACTGTCGTTTTCCATCCTTTGAATAAAGCGCGTGCCAACAATACTGGCTTAAATATCCATAATCAACGTCGTCCACTGTTGCGAATAGCCCTCTCGTAAGGGGGATTAATTTCGGCATTGCAGCCTCTCGAGTTTCTCATTGAGGTCTTCAATCTCTGCTCGACACCCGTCAAGTTTCTCGTGAAGGTCCCACACCTCTCGAGTTAGCCGGTTCAACTCGTCGTCAATGGTGTCGCCGGTATTTGGAATATATTGAACGGCACGGTCATCCCACAATTCCCACATATGCATGTCTTTTTCATGAGTAATGGGAAGCGCTCGACCGATATGGATTCTGCACCAGTTCTCAATACCCAGGCGGGCCGCAGCTACCTCATGCGGAGGGTGCACCGGAGACACCCGAGCAGTAAAAATTCGAACTTCGATGCCTTCGGCCAATTTCGCTTTCACACGGTCGACTGTTTTTTGAATCGGCGCACCTATGTGCCCGGCCCCGCGCCACTCGTCATAAAATGCCAAAGTGCGGTCGAGGTCAACTCCTATCCAAGTGTTTTCACTCATAATTTTTTATCTTGTTCGAGACAACGTCACGCCGCAGCTCGGCTGGCGCTCTACCTTGCGTTGAATTATACGGGCCACAACGTGATTCAATTCAATAGTCACTTTATCAGAAAGTGCCCCGGTGAGGAACACATTTTCCGTGGCCATTTGTTCGTGCGTTAGAGTCGGATGCAGTGCGCGGATGCTACGGACAAGGGCTTCAACATCCGCCTTAACCTCCTCGATAAAATCTGACCCAACTCTGGTGAATTTACCGGCGCGAAAGGACTTGGAGCAAGCTAACGCGTGCTCACGAATTGCGGCCTCGTTCAGATACCGGCCGCTGGCAATGTCTAAAATTTCTAGCATGAGTAGGGACCGGCCGCCAGCTGTTTGCTGACGGCCGGTATTGGGGTTGAGGATGTTTAGCCCTGCAGAACCTGCTGCGCGAACTTCAAAAAGCTCTCGGAGCTGGCCTTGTTGGGCACGAGCACGGGAACCCAGGACGAGTTTCCGCTGTCGTAACTGTTCAGCCGCGTGGATAGCGCGAAACTGAATGCCGGGTAGCCTCGCATGAGGCAGCCGGTGATTTTCGCCGGGAACACCACGCGTTTGCACACCGCGGTGTAGGCTCCGGCCTTGACGGTGAAGAACGCAAGGGTATATTTCTTGCCGTCGACCTCGTGGACGAAAAGGCTTCCGTCGTCCGACAGCCGCTCGGGGCGCTCGATGGCCAGCATCAGGCGAGTCTTCGGCACAAAATACTTCATGCCTGTGGACTTCTTCAGCTGCCACTCGTTGTAATCCAGCGTGCCGCCGCAAGCGGTGACGGCCTCTTCCGTTTTCACGGTGAGCCCGCGCTTTCCACCGGCCACCTTTTCGGTGTACTCCGGCTGCTCGACCGCGAGCACCGTCACGATGACGGGCGGCGTGGCCGGGCGTTTGATAACACCTGCAGCTGCGTCGATTTCCGCGGGGGCGTAAAGCTCGATGCGGTTATCGTACACGATAGCCCCGTGCGGATGGGTTTTGCCAACTTCACCCACGGGATGCGCGAGCTGAAGACTGGGCAGGATGATGTGCGCCAATGTGGGGGTATAACTTTCCAGCACCGGACGAGCAACGGCCTGCGATTGGGTTTGCTGAGCGTCGTTTTGCGCGTTCTGCTGCTCAGAGGCAGGCGCGTCAACTGGCGTAGAGCCAGAACCGAAGTTTACTTCAGACATTTGATTTATCTATGTTTTCTTGTTGTTGTTTTGCTTTGGTTTTTTCCCTGTCATTTGTAGCTTTCAGGAAAGCGAAAGGTTCTCCCGGCTTGGTCGCTCCAGCGTCCGCAAGCTCCGTTCGGAATTGCGTGACGGCGGCCTCTTTGCTGCCGCGGGGCGCGTGCTCTTTGATATATTCTTCAATCACGCCGAACGCGGGAACCTCTACCATGCGGTCGTAATCTTCCTTTGGCACGTGCTGCAGCGTGATGCTGCGGAATTTATCAGTGTCGGCGACCTTGCGTTGGCCTTTGCTCTGGTGAATGTGGTATCCCTCTGGTAGGTCCGAGTCACCACGTAGCACGCGGTCAGTAACCCTGGCACGAAAAGCTTCCGCCCAGGTCTTGCAGGTGGCCGCTAGGTTGAGCGCGGCGCCGGTGTCCCGGGTGTTCAATAGCTTCGTGGGTGTTATGTCGGCGGGCACGCCAATCGGGTGAAACTTCTTGGCGACCTGAATCATCAGCGCGGCGACCTTCGGACAGTCGCCCAAGTTTGTGCAGAACGAACACAGTGGCGACATCGGGGATGCTGTCGCGAAGTTTCCCTCTTTCTTGGCGTGCCTCGCTCGGGCGACCACCGTCTGAATGCGAAGATAATAGTGCGGGATTTCCTCGCGCTTCAGCTCGGTCTCGGAAAAGCCGTCAACATTCGGCAGCTTGAAAAAGAACCGGATTTTTTTGAGTGTGGGGTACTTCTTAAATAGCCCCAGCATGTACGCTACCGCTTGCAGATTATTTTCGGCGCTTTCCACCAGCCAATAACCCAGTTTCCAATCGGACATTTCAGCATAAGTCTGGTCGTAATTAATCAGTACGTTGTCGACATAACCAGCAGTAGTCGACTTGACGCCGTCTTCGAATTCGAGGTCGTCAATCGGCAGATACGCTTCCTTAAGCTCGGTCACCGGCTTGCCGGGCCACATCGCTTCCATAGCGGCGCGCCGAGTGTCCACGAAATCGATGCAGGCGGCTGCTGCCGCAGCATCTTGGTCTGAGAGTCGCGCATCGTCCTGGCGGGTTTCAATCATCTTGTGGCCGAGGGTGCCAGCGATAGTCCGCTCGTGCTTGCTGTCCTTACTGCCGAAGCACGGGCAAGCTTCCCGGGCCTGGAGGCTGGACGGCGAAAAAAGATGGTGCGCGCGTTCTTCAGTATTCGAGGGTTCGCTCATATTCCATTATCAGCTTTGCAACTTTAGCTAGCGCCCGGCGTTCAATCCGCCGTACCGCCTGACGGGTTATTCCTAACATTTTCCCCACTTCTGATTGTGTGTATCTCGAGGGCAGAGCGTCGGACAACCTTTTACCCAGCTCAAACTCAGCTCTCTCGCCTTCGGTCCTACCGAGCATACGCTTCAGCGACGGCGAAAAAGGCTCGCGTGCACTTGCATTGGCGCCTGGATAGCTGCGTCCATTTGGTCGGATTCTTGCGGTCATCGGTCAGCACGTCGGTGTGAGAGACAAAATGTGTTCCGCGCTTGCTATCGGCGGTCACCGGCCGGGTGTCCGTGTGGGCCAATTCTTTCTGGCGGTAACTGAGCCGGTTTGCGGCGGAGCGCGCGGCAGCGACCATGCTGCGGAGTCTGCCCACGAGGGCGTCCCGGTCTTCAGCACTCAAGTCGGTGTTAGAGGCTACCGCCTGGATTTGAGATTCACGGTCTTTGATTCCGAGAAGGATTTCACGGAGCTTTGCAGCCAGCCGTCGGCTTCTGTTTCCAACTTTTTTATCGTTCATTTTGAATTTACGTTTAATGTATCAGAGTTTAGTTAAAAAAGGAACACAAAAAATAAAAAATTATTGGCAGTCGGAATGCACGTTAACCTGCTTAGTGCCGACTGTGGTGCGGGTGTCTGGGTTGGAACCACCACAAACCCAGCACCGAGGGGCGAAAATGCCTAATACTTTGCCATGACTCGGCTGTGCAAGTCCTGGGCTGGTTTCCCGGTGGGCTTGAATCCGTGGTCTAGCGCCCGCAAGAGGCGAGCCTGCCGTTGAGCTTTTTCCGGCGTTGTCGATTTGCTTTTTGTTCCGCCGGGCGTGGATACTCTTACCTTGCCCTTTCCTATCTTGCGAATCGTTACTGGCATATGTCATAAACAGTTACTTATAGTTCGACTTCGCGCTACTGCATCAAAATGTAGACCAAGGCCGCCCAAATAATCCATCGCATCTGGTCAAGCGCTTTAATCCTTCGTAGGATGGACGAGTGTGCTTGCGATTTCATATACATCAGGAGTGTTCACAGGCCACACCAAGGGATTGATTCTGTGGCTCAAAGACGGGAGCAGCCCGTTCAGCCAATAGAAAAGTTGCGTAGCATCTACACCCAGGCCCATGCAAGTGTCTTCTATATCTTTCCAGGGCATGCCGGATTTGTAAATCAGCACGAGGCCGCCTAGCTGGTCGGTCTCCGCCAGAATCTCGGTATATTCCCGCATAATGCGGACCTGCACGCGAACACCGTTACTCTCGCACCAGTCGGTAATCAGTTCGAGCATGGCGGCCCGCTGGTCGCGTTCCGTGAAACGCCGATTTTCGATGATGAACAGCGGCGAAAAATAGCCGGGCGTCCGGCGCACGGTTGCTACGTCCGCGGCGATTCTCAGGAGTCGCTTATATTCAGGACTGCGGACGAAGTCGAGCACCGGCTGGAATTGGTTAAGGATTTCGGGGCATATCTTTGAGGCGGCGCTGTAACTGAAAATACCTGGGTTCATCTTACGCAGCTTGCCGTGATATTCCCTGGTAATTTCCATGATGCCGCCGGGGTTGCCGAGGGCATACAGTTCGCCGAATGTAAGTTGTTCTCCGGCGCGAAGCCGGTCCAGTTGCTTGATTGCGAAATCAATTCCGAATTTTTTAGTTATCATAAATCAATAATCGTTTCGAAAATCGGCGGCCGTCGGGCGGCTAATAAGTTCCCGTTTCAGCGTGCCGTGCTTGTCGTGCGCCGAATTAAACCAAACGGTCTTCACGAAAGCGGTCCCCGCTATCGGCCGGTTCATAACGATGATAATGTCAACGTCCGCGTCATAAGCCAGCCGGACGACTGCCTTGCTGGCTTTGCCGTCCACCACCTCGACTTCGACCACGTTATGCGCGGCAATTGTTTCGCGGGGCAGCAACTCCATACGGCCGTATCGGTCGTTCTCCGCGGCTGCCTGGGCGTGCTGCGAATAGCGCATACCCCAGGTGCCCACGAACGGCGCGATGGCACCAGCAGGAAGGCCCATCGCTCGATTGAAAAGTTTCGAATTCATGTAGTTAAATTGCACTCGCCTGTGGCGGTTGTCAAATGCTTATTTTTATCGGTCGAACAGCCAATCCAGCAGGCACTTACCGATGATGGCTCCGAGCAGCACTAGGCCTGAAATGACATAGAGGTTGTCGGACCAGACGAAATTAAAACTGCTGTGAAACATAGGCTTTAGAAATAGGATTCGACCAACTTGTCGCGCTGGCCCTGGTCAGTGGTCGACCACCAGCGGGCCACGAAAAGCGCAGCCTGCCGACTGGGCTTGTCAGAGCCCGGCAGGAACACCGTAGCGCGGTGCTTGGCACTGTGCAGCACCACGCCGGACCGCGAGTCGCCGGAGAAGCTGCAATGACGATTGTGATTGTCTTCGACCCGATGCGCGTTTTCCGCGGCCAGCCGGTTCAACCTAACGATTCCACTGAGAGAATGCATATCTACAACATACCGAATTACGGCCGGTTTGCAACCCCTTTTGTCAAACCATGTTCAGGTTGCGCGGCATTAAATCACCATCGACCAAAGCGTCCATACAGTCCAGCTTTCCCCGCAAAGAATTGTAAACATCCTCTTCCACGGTATCGGCGGCGAAAAGCACACGATAGATTGCCGTGCTGAGTCCGCCGTCCCGTTGCAGTCGGCCGAGCAGTTGTCTGAAGTCTTCAGCGCTCCATCCGGGGAACACGATACCGCTGCGCTGGACGCCCAGCAAGTCATGCAAGCTCAATGACACGCTACCGGCACGCACATTCACAATCATTTCACGGCGCTTGTTGTCCTGAAATTCATCGACCCAGCGGTCGCGATTTTTCAGCGACTCCGGCGAGCCGTCGATGATGCCCGCGCCTGGGAACCGCTTGAACAGCTCGTCAATGGTTTGCCTAAAGCAACAAAAAAATACCACGCTCAGTCCTTTGTCCCTGTCGTCCTGGGCAATTTCCGCGGCCGCCGGTACCTTGAGAAGCTCGACTTGCTGCCGCTCTCGCAGTGTCGCGGTCAGTGCGCTCTCTGGATTTTTGTCCCCGGCCGCTCTCAGCTTTAGCTGCTCGAGCGCAGCGGCCATCGTATGGTAGCACCCGTTGATTTTCTCCGGATGGTCTAACGAATACAGTTCCGGCAATATTAATCGCTTAGGAAACCCGGGCACGCTGTCCGCGGTTATTCGAATGCCGCGCGCGGGGATTATGCTGTTGCGAATGTCCAGCATAATTTTGCGCTGGCGCTCGGGCGAGGCGAACCATTTCAGGCCGCGCCAGCGCTCGTCATTCCAGCATTCGTACTGCCGCAGCCAACGCTGAAAGCTGGGCTTGCCACGGACCGGCAAAATACGGCCGGGCAGCTTGATTGCTTCGTCTTCGCCGTCGTTGTGCAGGTCCAACAGATAGCCCAGGGCGCGCATGTTGACCGGCGAATGTGCCGGTGTCGCAGACAGCGCGAGCGCGGGAATCTTTTGGCGCTTGGCAGCGAGCATCATCTCAGCGTTCAGAGAGTCGAGCCCGTTGCAGCGGTGGCCCTCGTCAAAAATCAGCAGCTTGATTGCGGAATGGAACACGAAATTTCCATAACGTGGAGCGCGCCGTTTGGTCTCAAAGCAATGTATTCCCTGCGGGTGATGCGGGCATGGAAATGCAGGATTGTTGCACTGGCAAATGCTACAGCGAAAATACTCTTCGCCCGGGCGGTACGAATCCCATTTGCCAAATGGAGTATTGCCAGTACGAATCAGTTCGTAGTTTACAAAGCTAAACGAGTCGTCGAAATGCTTAGCTGCGCGAGCCCACGGCGCGGCGGCCACCTTCGGGCCGATAACGCAAGTTGGAAGCTTGAGTGAATTGGCAATCCAAGCTGAAATGTAAGTCTTGCCAATTCCAGTGTCTGAAGCATCCACAGCCGAGCCAAAGCGTTGCAGCACCTCGAGCAGGTGTTGCGCTGGGTCTCTTTGGTGCGGCCGGAGGCGTTCAATCGCGGTCACAGAATAATCTCACGAAACTCAGCAAGCACAGTGCGGTAATCGCGGCGCACCACATGTTGCAAATCACTGGGTGATACAGCAACAGCTGATGTAAGCCGGTATCATAGCCCGTCATCATGGGCGTTGCTCGGCTTCGATTTCTTTTTGCAACAACGCAAGCGCACGCCAAGCTAGCTTGGTTGAATGACGTATCCCATCGGTATCGAGAGTACCCCGCTGAAGAAAATGTCTCAACATGGTGTCTGCTTCGTCCTGAGATTTCGACCGGTCCCAATGCAAAGGTTTGCCCGGGTTGTGTTGTTGGTTTCCCTTCCATGACAGATTTGCCACCGCGGCTATAGCATCAGCGAAATAGTCCATGAACCCAGAAGCCACTGGATATTTTTTTCTCTCTTCGGGGTCATTTGGAAGCGTGGTCGCTCGGGTCGGAGCCCCGCCGATGCCAATAAATGCATTTGGATTATTCATTTGCTTTTTTCTAAGTATTCTATGGCTTTTTTCAAACCTTCTACGCTGTCACCGAATTTACCGAGGCTGAGGTTACACATATGGCAAAGCCAGCCTCTGAACTTGCCTGTTTTATGGTCGTGGTCTAAATGAAGTCGTCGTCTTCCGGGAAGTCCTCCACAAAGCTCGCACCTATCAGGACAAGGTCGAGTAGGGGTCGGCAACGCTCGCCTTTGATAAGCTCTGCTTCGGGCCTGCTCTCTGGCCCGGTCAGAATGATAGCGCCTTAGGTCGTCTCTATACTTGCAAGCAGTGCATTGGCGTGTAGATACTAATCTTTTGGATATATGTCCGCGAATACACGGCTCACCAGTAAAATAGTGAACTCTGCCCTCGTGACGGGCTTGGTCTAAGGAAATTATGTTCATGCTCAGCTGAAGTGCACAGCGCTGTGTCCAAGTTGCCGGTACTCATTAAACGCTTTGGTGAACAGTTTAACCATGAAACCGGGCCGGAGGTTTCCCCACATTTCCCAGTCCCAATTTTTCGGCACCTGTAATCCCTGGCGGTCCGCGATTTCTGGCGCGTCATCGCCCACCGGTAAATCAAACAGGGCTTTGCGTTCCTCGTACAGCGCGACCGCATCGGCCAGCTTTACCAAGTGCGGCACCGGCCAGCTGAAGCCCATCACGGATGAAATCACAAGCATCAGGTCGTGCTCGATTTTCTTGTACCCCGGAATGAGCGCTTTGATTGGGGCCGGTAAATCGCAAAGGTACGCCTCACTGCTGTCGTGCATCAGTCCGTCGAACTTCAAATTCGGCGGCAGCATGGCTGCCACATACAAACAATGCGCGATGACCGGATAACGTATCCTGCACTGGCCGCCCCAGCGTGGAGCGACAGCGAGCCCGTGCGCTATGTCGATGAACTGGACTTCCTCTTGCCGGGTGTTCGGAATGTGGAACTTGGTGCCGGAAAAGGTGCGTATGTATCTCGGCATGTTCCACCGATTATACACGGACGCTGGCCACGGTTCGCTCGGGCGGAGACAGGGATTCATTGCCCGTTGGCCGTCGGATGATTAGGCACGACGGGCCGCTTGGTTTTCTCTGTCACCCCGGGCTGGCGGGATTTCTCTTCGTTTTCCCCGGGCGTCAAAATAGAATCCCCAGGCCAATGCGGATTTTGGCCGGTGCAGGATTCGTCTACGCCGGGTATCCGGCTAGCTTCAGGCTTTCCTTTGTTCAGTTCTTTGTCGTTCATGTGTTTATTCTCCAGTGATAATCGATTGTTGTTCGGCCTGAATGGTATTTCGAAGTGTTTCAAATGTCAGCAACCGCGGCGACGGCGCGGGCACGGTGTCGTTCCATACGCATGGCAAACCTCCGCCCTGGGGCCGCATAGAAAGCTCTCGAATGATTTGCTGATTCAATCCGCTTGCCAATGCGTCATTGGCCCCCGCGCGCTTTTTACGTTGCCCCAAAGTTTGATTGGAGCAAGTCACGTGGATGTGCATAAAACCGGCCTGTTTAAGCTCAGTCAGCAATTCCTGAGAGGTGCAGGTAGTAATTACCGAACCTCCGCTAACGGCCGAAGCGCGCGCCAATAGCGCTTGTTGCCAATATCCGCGCGTGCCAAAAGCAGGATTTCGCTGCCGCATAAAATCGACAAACAATAGTCTCGCAGGAGTTACCGGCGCTTTCGCATCCACCACGCCCTCGCCCCACACGAGCAGCGAGTTAATGAAATCGATTGCCGGTTGCTGGCCTGGAAAATACTCCTGATACAGCGCGGTGATGTCGTCCTGCAGCTGAAGTTCTTTCAAACCGAGCTGCTGAGCAAGCTGGGACTTGCCAGAACCGGACACGCCGGTGAACACCAAACGGGCTGCGGACGGTGTCGGTACTGCCGGAAGTACGCCTTCACCGGCCACGTCGAATCCCGCGGCTAACGCTGGCACCTGGGGCGCCGGTGCGCCAACTGGGGTTTTCCCGCCGCGCTGCGCTACCGTTACCGGTGGCTTTGGCGCAGGCGCGGGGCTGGTCAGCGTAGGGTCCTCGTCCATCATGGTAGCGCCGTCAGACGCAGCGCTACCGCTATATTCGCCGGGCTTGGGAGCGGCCATGCCAGGGGTGCCGGTGACCTCTAACATAGACTTCAAACGGTCAAATTCAGATTCCATTTGTCGGGAAGTGTATCAGATTTTGGTCCGTAGGGGAACACAAATTTTAGACTTTAGGAAAACCGTCGTCGCCCGCGGCCCACAGAAAGGCAAACAGCGCGACGACAGTTAGAAACAAGTAGGCGAAGAAAATCACGGCGCGGCCTCCACCTTGTCGATTAAAGTCTTGACCGCGGCCCAGGCCTTTTTGCGACGCTCGATTTCTTCCTCGACTGCTTCGAGAAAAGTGTCCAGCACCTTGGCCCGGATGTTGGCCGCTGCTTGCACCTGCTGAAGCAGCAACATCTCCCGAATGTCTTTGTCATTCGGCGGCCCGGTTTTAGCTCCGAGTTTCTCGAGGCGTCTGCCAGCGATTACAAATTTCGCCTGCAGGTCCTTTCGGCGCTCGGTCACTCGCCGGAGCCATTTGCAAAGCTGGCCCCAGTTCTTCTGGCCGAGGCGATATTCAAGTCTGTGGGCAACGCCGAGGCGCGCAAACTTAACCGGGTTGGTCTCCGTCCAGCGGGCGCGCATTAACGATTTGCGCTCCTTGTTGGTCATTCTGAGGCCACGAGTGCACAGCAATTCGGTGGCGACCTCCCGAGTCATAACTGTATTAGTGCTGTTGTTCATTCAATAACATTTGTTGGTAAACGCTGGTGTTCCCCGCCAGCAGGCTTTTGTAAAATTGGGCGAAGCCCTGGACAATTCCGCGGCCGATGTCGTGCTGAACCGAGTCAAAAAGCTGTTGCTTAATCCAGTCGGCCTCCTCTTCGAGGGCATCGCGCTGAATCTCTTTGACCAACGGTCCGATGTCTTTTGGGTCGCCCTGGAGCTGCCCGGCCTCTCGCAGATGCTGGATTGCTTTAAGCCAGCGAGACTCCGTGCGGAGTGCATTAATCAATTTCTGATTCAGGTCACCGGCCGAACTTGGGTTAATCGGACTGGCGCAAGAAGCTTTTTCTTTGAAGGCGTCGCTAACCACCTTTGCAGTCATAGGAGCCGTCTCAGATTCAGATTCCGGATGTGGCAGTGAATAGTTCTTTATCACGATGCCTTCAACCTTACAGTTACCTAAAACCGAAGGCGCGTCCAGAAAAGCAGCCAGCCATTCCTGCGTGGGCGGCAACCTGCCGGAGTGTAGCACGGGCACCGCTTCCAAATCCAGCGTGTGAGCCCACCCGCGCTTTAACCCGGGGTCGGTAGTAAACGCGCCGCCCGGGATTTTTACGTCGAACAGCACCAAATGATTTTTTGGAACGCGCGCGTAGGCCAGCACATTGTGCTTCGGCCGCTGCAGATATTCGCATTGAAATACGAATCCCTCGAGCAAATTGGGCGCCAGTTTCTGCACAGTTTCGACTGCTTTGTCGAACATGCCGGGCGCGCTCTGGTCAATCACTTGGCCCTTGCTGCGGCACACCAAGACACCATTTTCAATTCCAAACTGAAACTGGCTGCCATCAATTTTTTCCTCGACTATCACCGAGCCGGTGAAAATGTCTCGATTAAACCGAGTGCCGAGAGTGTAAATTTTTGGTATTTTATTCATTGATTGAAAATGCTTGGTCGACCAATTGCTGGAAAAGGTATCGATATTTTTTAGTTGCCAATGCCCCCGCCGCCTGCGCCGCCGGCTCCGACGCCGCCTGCGCTGTCCACGCCGTCGCCGACCGCTCCGACGACGCCGCCGCCCGCTCCGCCCC